AATGTCATTATTTCTCCTAGAAAGCCACTAATATTTCCTTTACCATAAGTTATAGAATTATTTAATTTTCCCATCTCTTCAGACTTGTGATTGGCTTCTTCAATCCATTCCTTTTTTATGTCTATCTCTTTCATTATCAAACTCCACATGATCCGCCCATGCCACTTATCTCACAAATGTCATGAGCCTGAATGTTGTCCTCAAATTCTTCTCCTAATTTTTCCAGAGCCTCAGAATATGGCACCTTGGTAAGAGGCTGTCCTCCTCTACATCCATCAGGATAACAGGTAAATCCTCTTAACCTGTGAGCATACTTAGCCAAAGTCTGAGCAAAATCCTCTACCTTTCCTTCATTGTTATCCTCCGTATCCCATGCTGGAAGATTAATTGTAGAAGAGATAGCCATGTCCACATACTCCTGAACATTTGCCTGAAAGTTTAATCTCCTTTCATAGTTGGTTACAAGATCAAGAGCCGACTCTATGCTTTCAGGTTTAATATCATAGAGTTCTATCATTTCATGTGCCGCGCTGTCCACCACATACTGATAGTGCCATCTTTTATTTTTCAGATACCTTCTTTTAAAAGCCACAGCAAAGATAGGTTCTACTCCAGTAGAAGTTCCTCCCAGAATACCTATAGTTCCTGTAGGAGCAATAGCCCTGACAGCTACAGGTATAGAGATGTTGAGTGTGTTGGCAAAAGATCTAGCTACCTTATCTGACTCTGCTTCATAAACCTTGAACCACCTATGTAACTCTGGTGTAGTTTCATACTTATGTCCACGTTGTATCAACCACTCATGAAGACCCATCAAGCCAAGTCCTAAACGTCTGTTCTTTTCCCTAACTGTATAGATTTTATCATAGGGTAACTCTGCTCGTAGAGTTCCACATAAAAGAAATTTAGTAGCTAATTGTACAACCTCTTGTAATTGATTTAGATCATCAATACGAGCAAAATTAAGACTCCCCAAATTGCAAACATCACTATCATCTTCACTAGAGACTTCGGTGCAAGCATTGCGTAGAGTTTCATTTTCCTTTTCAAAGAAGTTAAATGAGAATCCCGGTTCGCCTGTTCTAAGAGCTTGTGCCACATTTGTTTTAAAAACATTGCCTATCCTCCCTTCTTCCCAGTATCTAAGTAACCACTTAGTATCATAGTTAACACTAATGTTTGTCATATCCAGAGGAGCAGGAAAATTAAAATCTTCTTGTTTAATATCAAACAATGTCTTTCCTGTGCTGCCTACTGGCATATCAAACCAGTTCTTGGCTGTAAGAAACTTGTCTACATCATCATGCTGCCAGTTCAGAGAGGCATAAATAGCAGATCTTCGACTACCACCCTGCATTACCTTCTGTCCTATAGAATTAATCATCTCCATTTTAGGTATGGGACCAGAGGCTATGCCTCCAGTACCCTTCAATGTCTGACCTTCAGATCTATATATAGAGTAGTCCACACCTATACCGCCTCCTGTCATCAGACAGCTTTCTGATTTCCAAGATAGATCTGCCCAGTCTTCTCTGGTGTCTTCCTCTGCTCTAAGAAGATAACAATTATTAAAAAACTTTTTATCTCTTCCTGCATAGTAAAGATACCTACCTCCCGGCAAGAATCTGAGATTGGATATATGATCTATCAACGCTTCTTTCTCATCCCTACTTAGATTAGTTTGACATACATCCTCTACTAGAGTACAGGCCAACTCATGAAAAGTCTCTGCCCCTTCATGAGAATACTTGGTATAAAAAATATCTTCGCTAAACTTGGATCTGAATTGTGGATTACGATTTGATTTGAACATATCTACCCCTATCTATTAAATCATTAAATAAATCTTGTTGTTTATTTTCATCAGGATATTCAAAGGCCAATAACATTCTTGCATAATGAATTACTTTTAATATGTCTTCTTTACCCTGTCCTTTTTTATTATGTCTTGTAATATACTTTACTATATTGGCTTCACAAGCATTGAGATTGTTTAATTGATTATAAACTATTGGTTGTATTATACAATCCTTATAATGATCTCCCCCTATTTGTTCACTGAAAGGATCTTCATTAGTAGATAATAGAACTAAATCTTCTTCTGACATTTTCTACATCTCCTGATACAATAACTTCACATGCAAAACTTCTGACCTTCTGTGGTTCCAGACCAGCATAATAACACACAGTTTCAAAATCATCACATGTAACTCCAATGGAAGCAAAAACCCATGCGTGTGCCTGATCCCTTTGAATTTTTATTTCATTGTCTTCTCCCTCTACTTCAGGTTTAGTTATGTCCAGTAAAGCCTGAACAATTACTGCAAGATATAGACTTTTGTGTGCATCTTTTTCAGTAAGATCATAAAGAGATTCTATAGTAACATCAGTAGGGATCAACATAATTCTGAACAGGTCTATAAAACTTACCTCCTACATAATTATTATAAAAGGCTGCTTCATCTGTTCCCTCTAAGGTTGCTGTTAATACATTAAATTTCATCTGATAATAACACTCATAATATCTTAGACTTCTTTTATTTTTTAGCTCTGCAATAACCTCAAACCTAAAATTCTTTTTACCAATTTTTTTAATATCTTCAAGTAAATATTTAGATGATCCCATATAAGATTTCCAATTAGACTCTGATTGTTTTTTATTCTTTTTATAATTATAATATTGTTTACAACCAATATAATCTTTTCCAGTTTATATATTTGTGATGCATTAGACAAAACCAAACTGTGATAAGTCTGGCTTCTTGTTATATTTCCAATGCATTAATGTAGTGTTCTTTTTATTTTCTTTTCCAAATCCTCTCTGAGAGGCTGAAGAGTTCTTAAAGCTTCCTGTATAAGTAGAGTTATAGTTTCATTGTCTAGAGCTACTGTATATATTTGTAAGGCAGCATGAAGCATGGCACCTCCACACATAAAGACAGATTCCTTATTCTCTGGGTCTATATATTTTTCTGCTAATTCCCATAACTCTTTTTGAAAATTTCTTAATGTCTCTTCTTCTACCATGCTGCAAACTCAGGAACTTCAGGCTCTTTATTAACCTGTACTAAATACCTTTTACCTTTTGCATATTGAAATACCCTAATACCCTGACCTTGATTAGCATCCTTCCAACACTCTCTCTTATGTCCACAATACATACAACCAAAATGAAGCTTAAGATTGCCAGACTTCCCATCAGGAACAGGAGCGTAGCACCTGTCAGGAACAGTGGAACTGGCAACCATCTTCTTAAGATGTTTAACTCTTTCACCAGCATTAATCATCTCCATTGAATGAACTGGAGTAAGACATATCTCTCCTGTAGATTTATCTATTACTAGAAAGGCCGCTTTGTTAACTCCGTTTGCTTCAGCATAGGCAGAGATCTGATCTATATAACCAAAGGGATCATCTTCCAGTAAGGTATTACTTTTAAATTTATGAAAGCTTTTTCCTGAAGCACTCTTACAATCCACCAGAACGTCATCAATAAAGGAATCCTGATGTCCCACTACTCCCTCTACCTCAACTTCTTTCTGCTGGTCTGTTACCTTGTGACCTGCAATAGAAGAACAGAGAAGCAATAACTCTTCCAGTATGTATCCATAAAGAAATTTAATTCTTGTACTGGGTTTGAGAGAAGATTCAGAAACAGGAGTATTAATATCATACCAGAGTTGTCTGTCTGGTTTTCCAATGGCTGACAATCTTAGATGTCCATTAACTCTTGGCTGTTCATACATAAACTGTTTGATATGAACCTTGAGCATTTCCCCAAAGGTATCTATATGCTTGTCTACTTCCTCTTCCTTCATATCAATAGGATCAAGAGAAAATAAACTATATATATCTTCAACTAGAGTATCAATTTTTTTCATATTAAAAAATGGAGAGTGATAAACCAACCGTAGTCTACCACCCTCCAAGTCTCCTTAGGGGTTAAGAAGCAAAGGGAATTTCTTGAGCTTCAGTGTTTACATATCCACCTTCAACCACATCAAAATCTTCGACTTGACTTCCAGTGTATTCGATAAAGTCTACTACCTGAACAGCAGCCAAGTCAGCAGAAACACCAGACTTACCTGCATAGTTCCAATCATAAGGAACCGCCTTTACATTAACTACACTGCCGTTGGCAATCATCTTCCCATTCCACAAATTATTCTGTGAATCTTTAACAAAGGGAGCTTTGCGTTGAGTACCATCAGCCCTGTTTACTTTACGTTTAATCGTAACAAAATCTCCGCGATCATCACCCTTGTTATTGATGGGCAACTTAGCTGCTTCAATAGTATCACGATTGTCGTCATTAACCTCAACCTGAATTGACCATACAGGATCAAACTTAGTATTAGGTTCAACGATACAAGCATAGTGACATTTGCCTGTGATATAGATAGGATCGTTCATTTATATTCTCCTTTAAAATCGTCACGCTGTTGTGACATGAAATAGTTACTTAGGTTTTAAATTTTTCTTTGAAGGCTTTCTCCTTTTCTGATTGTTGAATAAGTATAACATACTTTTTTAAAAATGTCAAGCACTTTTTTAAAATAATTTAATGTGTCTCTGCCCATGTGTTTCCAACCTTATATTCACAGTCAAGAGGACACTTCATATCCAGTGTCATGGTTGTCTCCAGCAT